CCATTTTGTGCAAAAAACTCCCTAAACGAAATTTCAGAAAGGCGGTGATGACCGTATGGGCAGACCAAGACAGCCGATCGGGCTGTTGCAGACGAAGGGCAAGAAGCATTTGACGAAAAATGAGATTGAAACCCGCACCAATGAAGAAGTCACGCCGATTCCCGACGGGATCGCGCCGCCTGATTATTTGAACGACGCGCAGAAGGAACGATTCAGAGAGCTCTCGGAGCAGCTTGTCAAGCTGGAGATCATGGGAGAGACCGACAACGACGCGCTCGCGCGGTTGGTTATCGCTCAGGGCAGATATGAGGACGCCAATGAGCTTCTTGACCGCTTTGATTTTGAGGACGATCCCAAGGCTTATGAGATCGTTTCGCGCATCTACGCCAAGCGCCTTGACGAGCTGCGGAAGCTGGCGTCCGATCTCGGCTTGACGATTTCGAGCCGCTGCAAGCTGGCGGTCCCGAAAAAGGAAGAGGACGTGAAGCTCAATAAATTCTCCCGTTTCGGAGTGGCTGGATGACAGACCGCGTCACCGATTATGCGAGGGCTGCTGTCGCCGGTCTTGTACCGTACTGCGGAAGGCTGCACATTCTCGCATGCAAGCGGCATCTGCGCGACCTTGAGCGGCAGCGGACAAAGAAATTCCCCTATTATTGGAGCGTTGAAGCCGCTGACAAGGTGCTTCAATTCTTCGAAACGCTGACCATCGGCGAGGGCTTTGAAAAAACGCCCGTCAAGCTGATCGGGTCGCAGGTCTTTGACATCGGTTGCACCTTTGGCTGGTTAAAGGTCTCCAATGACCGCCGACGCTTCCGCCGACGCTACAAGAGCATGGCGCGTCAGAACGGCAAGAGCTTTGAGAATGGCGGCATGGGCGTCTATATCGCCGGGTTCAGCGGCTACAAAGAGGGCAAGCTGTTCACGGCGGCGACCAAGCGGCGGCAGGCAAAGATCGTCTGGGACGAAATGCGCAAGTTCATTCAGTCTGACGAGGATTTGCAGGAATTTTTCACGATCAAGGAATATAAATCCGAGATCAAAGCGAAAAGCACCGGCTGCACCATTGAGGCATTGAGCAAGGAGGGCGGACTTGACGACGGCTTTCGCGGTATCTTCAACAGTGTGGACGAGCTGCACCAGCACAAGGACAACAGTGTTTATAAAGCACTCTGGCTGGGCACGCGAAATCTGCCCGAGACAATGCTGTCCGTTATCACCACACGCGGAAAGAATCCGCGCTCCTACTGCAAGGAGCTTGACCGCTTTTGTGTGTCGATTCTGGAGGGCACCGTCACCGCCGAGGATTTCTTTGTTGACATCTACTGCCCTGACAAAGGCGACGACATCTATGACATCAATAACGCACTCAAAGCTAATCCGCTCTACGTCGGCAAGCCCGAGCAGATCGAGATTCTTAAAACCGAAGCCGAGACTGCAAGGAACATGGGCGGCTCCGACCGTGTGGATTATATCACCAAATCCGTCAACCTCTGGACGAATTCGGACGACGCAAACTACGTAAACGCCGATGATCTCCACGCCTGTTTAACGGAAAAAGAGCTGTCCGCTTTTGATGGGCGCGACTGTTGGGTCGGTCTCGACCTTTCGAGCGGCGGCGACCTGACCAGTTGGGCGATCGAGTTTGAGGATAAAGGCAAAATCTTCCTGCATGCCCATTCATATATTCCATACGGACGCTTGCAGGAGCACATTTTGAACGATCTCGCGCCTTATGAAATCTGGGAGCAGGATGGTCTGATCACTGCCACCGGCGGCGCTGACAGCTACAAGAACGATTACAAGTTCATTATCGCTGATTTGAAACGGCTGAAAGAGAAATATCATCTCAATTACCGCGCGATCGGCGTCGACCCGCATAATGCGGACGGCATTCTGAGCGATTTGGAGGAGTTAACAGACAACGTGATTATCGTCACGCAGTCCGCCAAAAATCTCAGCTCCGCGACCGAGGATTTGAAACTGAGTGTGAAGGAACACAACGTCGAGGCCAACCGTAGGAACGAAATGCTGGTGTTCAGCTTTGAAAACGCGGTTGAAATCAAAAATTCTTTTGGAGAAATAAAAATTGACAAGCGAAACGCGCTCAACGGCAATCGCATAGACCCGGTAGATGCCTGCATAGACGCTCACTTCTGCAAAATGATGGCAAGGCAGGAAACGCCGGTCGATCCGAATGAAATGATGGAAGATTATTTGAAGGAAATGGGGTGGTGACAATCAACGTTAAGCGATATTTCAAGCGCCTTGGCGCTGCTGTCCGGAATAAATCACTGATTTCCGATTCGCTGGACAGCTGGCACGATCTGGCGCGGTTCCTCGGCATTGACGTTGACGGAACGCCGAAAGATGCGTTGTCAAATGTGACCTATTACTCATGCTTGAAAACCCTGTCGGAATCGGTGGGAAAGCTTCCGCTGAAAGTTATGCAGCACACTGACAGCGGCGGCGTAGAGGAGAGGCGCAATAACAAATACTGGACCATGCTGCACGATCGCCCCAACAAGTTTATGACGGCGACGGGCTTTTGGTCATTAATGGAATATAACCGCAACCATTACGGCAACGGTTACGCGTGGCTTATCGACGGCAAGGATCCTGAGCTTTATCCGCTCGAACCGTGGAGCGTTGAGATTTGGTATGATAACGCCCGGATATTAGGCGAAACGGAAACGCTCTGGTACAGATACACGGGTACCAACGGACAGCTGTACATGATTCCGCACGACAGCATTCTTCACGTCCGGAACTTCTCAAGCCAAAATGGCATAGCCGGTAAGCCTGTGCGCGACGTGCTCGTCGAAACGATCCAGGGCAATATCAAAGCTCAGAAAATGCTCAACAAGCTGTATGACAACGGCTTTTCAAACAAAGCTGTGGTTCAGTATACCGACGAGCTCAGCGACGAAAACCGCAAAAAGTTCTTGAAGGGTATTCAGAAGTTTATCAACGGTGAATACAAAGAGGACGGAATCGACAATCTTATCCCGATTCCGTACGGCGTAAAGCTCGAGCCTATGTCAAATACAAAGCTCGCGGACAGTCAATTCCTCGAGCTCAAGCAGTATTCAGCCATTCAGATTGCGTCTGCGTTCGGTATTAAGCCCGTTCAGATAGGCGACCTGACCAAAGCTAGCTATGCAAGCGCGGAAGCACAACAGCTTTCGTTTCTCATTGATACTCTGCTCTATATAATCAAACAGTACGAGGAGGAAATCAATTATAAGGTGCTCAATGGCACGGGCTGTTATGCGAAATTCAACGTTGATGTAATTCTCCGCGCGGATTTCCGCAATAAGGTAGAAACCTTGGCGACGGCGGTCAATTCCTTCATGATGACTCCCGACGAGGCGCGCCGAAAGCTCGACCTCGGCAACAAACCCGGTGGCGATCAGCTTGTGGGCAACGGTTCAACCATACCGCTTGCTCTGGTTGGTGCTCAATATAATCAGAACGCGGGAGGAGGTGAGAAAGAATGAATAGAGAGGTTTCGAAAATTGCGAAGCTCGGCAGTCTTGTGATCAACGAGGACGAGCTTGCGAAGATCAACGAATTCACGCTCAACTCCGTTACCGAAAAGGACGTGTTTGTCTATAAAATCGTTGTAGCGGACAATGAACTTGAATACGACCGCGATTTTGAACCGCTGACGCTCAGCGCGCTCGAGGATTTGCAGAAGCATCTTGTCGGTAAGACAATGATTTTTGACCACAATCCCAGCGCAGAAAATCAGGTGGCGCGCATTTATGAAACCTTCCTTGAAAAATCCGAAAAGCTCACCTCAGGCGGCGAACCTTCGGCAAAGCTTATCGCGAAATGCTACATGATACGGACGGCAAAGAATGCCGACCTTATCGCGGAAATCAACGGCGGAATCAAAAAGGAGGTTTCTGTCGGCTTTCGTGCCACATCGTTCAGATGCTCTATCTGCGGCAAAGACGGCGATTATACATATCGCTGCTCTCACAGAAAGGGCAAGAGCTACGGCGGAAGAATTTGCTACAACCAGATTTGCGGTGCGAGTGACGCCTACGAGGTTTCCTTTGTGGCGGTGCCGTGCCAACCGAACGCAGGTACAACCAAGAGCTTTGAAACGGCAGACGAAACCGAAGAGGTGCTGAATGCCAGAATCAAGCTCAATGAGAACTTTATTTTTAATACTAAAACGGAGGTATAAACATGGTCACTCTTAACAAGAAAATGAGAAGAATCAAAGAAGCAATCGCCGATAAGACCGAGCAGGCAAAGAGCTATCTCGACGGCGAAAGCAAGGACGTCGACAAGGCGACCGCGCTGCTCGACGAGGTGGACGAGCTCAAGAAGGAGTACACCGCCGAGGAAAAGCTTTTCCGTCTCGAGCAGGAGGAAGCTGAGAGTAAGTCCGGCAAGCAGATTGAGGAGAAGAAGCAGCTTAACTCCACAGAGAAGTTTGCTTCCGTCATTCGCGGCATGGTTCGCAAGGACGGCACTGTCACGCCGATGACTGAGGGCGTAAACGCGAACGGCGGCTACACCGTTCCGCAGGATATTCAGACAGAAATCCTGCACTTCAAGGAGACTGATTTCTCTTTTGAGAAGTACATTTCCAAGGAGACCGTTACCACCAACAGCGGCAGAAGGACCTTCCAGGCAAAGGCAACCTGCACAGGCTTTGCCGAGGTTAACGAAGCCGGCGCTACCCCTGCTATCGCGTCGCCTACATATCTGCCCATTTCCTACACGATCACCGACAAGGCGGGCTTTATTCCGCTGACAAAGGATCTGGTCAACGATTCCTCAGCTAATCTGAGAGCGGAGATCGTTAAGTGGTTTGGCAGGCAGAGAACCGCAACTATCAACAACAAGGTGCTTTACACGCTGACAAACGGCGTTACACCTATTGCAGTCACCGACCTCAAGGGACTCAAGAAGCTTGTAAACGTCACTCTCGGCTCGGCGTATGACTGCAAGATCTTCACCAACGACGACGGCCTTAACTGGCTCGATTCTCTCGAGGACACCCAGCACAGACCGCTCCTTACACCCGTTCCCAACGAGCAGGGCAGAATGCAGCTGTGCATCGGCGGAAAGATACGCGAGGTTGTCGCCGTTCCTAACAGCGTGTGGGCTTCTACATCAGGCTCCAATAATAGCACCGTTATCCCCTTCATTGTCGGCGAGCTGACTGAGGCTATTAAGATGTTTGACCGTCAGGCTCTTGAGATTGCGGTCAGTGACACCGCCGCGGTTACCGGCTTCAATGCCTTTGAGCAGAACGGCGTGCTGATGAAGGGCGTACTCCGTAACGCTTTTGTCAAGCAGGACGACGCCGCGTATAAGGTTGCTACCGTGACTGTGACCGCGTCGTAAGAAGCTGAAAGGAGGCGGCAGCTATGTTAAATCTCAGAGAAGCGCTTGATTATCTCGGAATCGACGCAGAGGACGATATGATCATCAACAACATTAACCGGCAGATTGAAGTAGCTGACCGTCATCTGAAAGCTGCCGTCGGTGACGACTATCCTGCCGACGACCCGCGAATGAAGGAAGTCGCTCTGATGATTGTCAGTGAGCTGTATGATCACCGTGCTCTCAGCGCGAAGGAGGAAAACCGCATTAATTCGCTCGCAAGGCTGTATATGCGGCAAATCCGCCTTGAAATGGAGGAATAAAGTTGATTTACGACAAGCCGATTATCATTGAGAAGCGCGATCCTCAAAGCGGAGAATTCAGCGAATGGCTGAGACTTCACGCGAGGGTCAACAAAACGGGAGGCGGCGAACGCGAGGCGAGCGGTGCAAGACGTTCGGCAGCGTCGCTGACCTTCGAGCTGCGCTATGTCAGCCTGCTGTTCGATATCTTCCTCAATACGCAGGATTACAGGATCATTTACCGAAACGCTGTTTTTGTTATCAATGATTACGACGATTACATGGAGCAACACAAGACCGTGAGACTGGAAGGTGAATGCGTTGGCGAACGGCAAGATAACTATTGACGACCTCGCGGACGCTATCGGCGAGCGGTTGACGGTTTATCAAAGCGAAACGGCGCGGAAAATACTCGGCGTTACCAAATCTACCATGAAGCGGTTTGTGAAGATCACTAAGCAGACCGCGCCGCGTCGCACGGGGAAATTCGCCAAGGCGATCCGCAGCACGGTAGAGGACAACGGCATAACAGGCTCCAAGGGCATATGGTACGTCGGCGGCAAGGAATACCGTCTGACGCACCTTATTATCAACGGGCATCAGCTCAGACAGGGCGGCAGAACGAAGGGCAATCCCTTTTTGGAGAACGCGCTTGAGAGCGTCGCGGACGAATACATAAAGGGAATTGAGGAGGCGGTCAAAAACGATTAATGAGATTTTACAGGCGGCGGGCTTTGTCGAGAACGTCACCTATACCCAAACAGTTTTTGTAAAACCGCCACAGAGAACCTTTGTTGTATACTTCGACGACGTGGACGCCGACGGCTCGGACTATACGACCGACTTTGCAGAGCACTCCGTCCGCTTCGAACTGTACGCGCCGAACAGAGCGGATCCCGCCGCGGAAAAACGGCTTGAAGCAACGTTTAGACAATATGGCATACATTATCGCAAGCTCGGGCGTTCATGGCTCGAGAGCGAACGTTATTTTTTAACAACATACTATTTTGATTTTACAGAAAAGGAGATATAAACAATGGGTAAAAGAATCATTCTGGGCAGCGGCGAGCTGTTCAAGGTCGCGGTACCTTCCGGCGCGATTGCCGACCCTCAGACTTATTGCGTCGAAGCTAACCGCTTTTCGCACATCAAGAACGGCGCGACCCTCGAATATACTCAGGAAAAGACGACCGTTGAGGACGACCTCGGACTTGTTCACAAGACAAGGCTCAACACCGAGAGCGCGAAGCTCAAATGCGGTCTTATGACCCTCGAGCCCGAGAGTTTGAAATACCTCTCGGCTACGGCGGGAGATCTCACGAACATTTCCGCCTCGGGTTCGGGCAGCAGCGCGACCGTCGCCAAGAAGCAGGTCAAGATCGGCGGTATCAAAAACGAGAGCGAAACGCCCTATCTGTGGATTTTTCACCACAAAGATGACGTTGACGGCGATATTTGGGTAGTGCTCAAGGGCAACCACAACACCGGCTTCAATATCCAGTTCAAGAAAGACGATGCGAACGTCTCAGACCTCGAGATCGACGCTCAGCCGCTCGACGATGACGGACACAAGGTTTATTACTACGAGGAGGTCAAAGGCACGACCCCCACAACTACACCCTAATCATCAAACGGAGGTGAGAGGATATGAAGATTACCGATATTCTCGGGCAGAGCTTGCCCGTGTTCAAGGTTGGCGACCGCTCTGTCCTTCCGCCTCCGCTTTTTGCCGTCAGGGCGCATTTGCCACATTTAGCCGGTTTTATCCGCAAGGTCATAGTAAAGGATTTGGATAAAAAAGATCTTGATAAGCTGAATATCCACCTGTGGGAGCTTTGGAGGGGCTGTGATTTTGAGCAGCTCGGCACGGAGGAGCTGTTCACAGCTGTTGCGGAGTATATCATCTTTATACAGGCGACTGTTCCGAATCTTCCGTACTGCGCCCTTCCGGATATAACCGCTGACGAGGACGAAGGAAATTATTCCTACGCCCAAAACACCGCCTATGAGAAGCTCGTGGCGGACTACGCGAATATGACGCTGCCCGATGTCATGAAGCTCAACTATGTAGACTTCCTGATTTTGCGGCGCGAGGCGTTCATTTATGGACTGTCAAAGACGAAAAAGGGCAGGGAAAAGCTCGAGGAAGCCTACTGCATGGAGCAGACGCAGCCCGACAGAGGCGGCTTGAGAAAACAATTCGGAGGAGGTGAGTAAATTTTGGCTAATAAGAAAATCAAGGGCTTGACCGTTGAGATCGGCGGCGATACCACAAAGCTGGGCAAGGCTATTGAAGACAGCAAAAAAAAATCAAAATCCCTGCAATCCGAGCTGAAACAGGTAGAAAAGCTCCTCAAGCTCGACCCGAAGAACGTCGAGCTTGTCGCCCAGAAGCAGAAGATACTCGCCGAGCAGGTCGAGGAGACGAAAAAGCGGCTCTCTCTTCTCAAGGACGAGCAGAGCAAGGTCAACGAGATGTATAAAAAGGGCGAGATCGGTGAGGAGGACTACCGAAAGTACCGCCGCGACGTGGAACAGACGGAAATCACGCTGAAAAACCTCGAGACTCAGCTCAAAACTACGGGCGATCAGTTCGCTGAAATGCAGCGTAAGAGCGGCGCGGTCACCTTCCAGAACGCCGAAAACAAGGTCGAGCATTTCAATGGCAAGGTCAAGGATATGACCGACGCCGCGCTCGAAAACGCGGAGAAGCTCTCCAAGGGCTTTGACAAGGTCGGCGACGGTCTGGAGAAGGCGGGAAGCGTGCTCAACAAAGGCTCGGCGGCAGCCGCTGCCGTGCTCGCGGGCTCCGTCGCGTCCTTTAAGGATCTCGACGACGGCTACGACGTCATCGTCAAAAAGACCGGCGCGACCGACGAGAAATTTGACAGTCTGAAAAAGACGGCGGACGAGCTGTTCTCCGGCTCGACCTTCGATATGACGGACATCGGAAACGCGATCGGCGAGGTCAACACGCGGTTCGGCTTCACCGAGGACAAGCTCCGGAGCGTGACCGAGCAGTATTTGCAGTTCGCGAAGATCAACGACGCGGACGTGGCGGATTCCGTCGGCAAAACGGCGCGGATAATGACGGCGTGGAACTTATCGGCCGAGAATCTGCCCGATCTGCTCGGCATGATCACCGCCAAAGGGCAGGAGACCGGCGTCGCGGTCGGTTCTCTGATGGACAAGGTTCTGGATAACAATGCCATTTTCAAAGAGATGGGGCTTTCTCTCGAGGAAAGCATTTCTTTGATGGCGCAATTCGAGAAGAACGGTATCAATGACAGCACGGCGCTGGCAGCGCTGAAAACGTCCGTCAAGAACGCAACCAAAGAGGGCAAGAGCCTCAGCGAAGCACTGAAAGATTCGGTCAGCGATATCAAAAACGCCACCACCGACACCGAAGCGCTTCAAAAGGCGACGGAGCTGTTTGGCGCGAAGGGCGCGGCTGAGATGGCGAACGTCATAAGAGAGGGCAGAATCGACTTTGACAACCTCTCCGGCTCCATGGGCGCCTACAAGGACACCGTCAAAAAGACCTATGACGCGACGGTCGACCCGCTCGAGGAGAGCAAGAAGGTCATCAACAACCTCAAATTAGCCGGCACGGAGCTTGCGGCGACGGCGCTCAAGGAAGGTCAGCCGCTGATCGAGGACGTTATCGACGGCGTTAAGGCTGTGACAAACTGGCTCAAAAAGCTCACGCCCGAGCAGAAGAAAACGCTTACAAAGGCTATTGAGATAATGGCGGTAGTCGGTCCCGGCGTAACGGTTGTCGGTAAGCTGAGCAAGGGCATAGGCAGTGTCGTGGGGATTTTGCCGAAAGTTGCGACTGGTGTAAAAGGATTTGGCGCGGCTCTGAGCGCTAACCCTGTTGGCGCGTGGACAGAAGCTATTATTTTGGCAGTGACCGCTATTGCCGCGCTGACCGCTGCGGTAAATGAGTATTCAAATCTTAAATGGGAATCTACAGAGTCAGCGAGATTCGCGGCAGAGGTTGATAAAGCCGCTGACGCGCTGGAGGAAAGCGCTCAGAGAATTTCTGATACTACCAAAAAGACATTTGATAATATTGGTGAGAGCATAAAAAACAATTCGCTGATTGACACATATCAAGCAGAGCTTGACAAGTTGCTCGGCAAGCAAAATCTTACCGACGAGGAAAAGTCCAAGCTTGATTTGATAGTCAAATACCTCACCGATAACGTTGACGGTTTTTCAGACGCGTGGGACAAATATACTATCCGAGACGAGGACGGCAATATTACACTCGTTGACGACCTCGATACGGTCAGACAAGCTCTTAATGACACTATAGACGAATTCCAAAAGAATTCATATATATCTCTAATGGAAAAATCCTATAGTGATTCTCTTTCGGATAATTTAACTGCGATTACAGAAAGAGATTCGGCTAAGGAACATATAAAAAGTCTTAAAGAACAGCTTAGCAAAAGAATAAAAGAATTAGGACTGAGTGAGAGTGATTACGAAGAGCTTAAATCTGTATACGGGCGAGAGGAAACGCGCATAAAATTCAACATTTCTCGTGATGAATATGATGAGCTGGACAGGATATCAAAATCCCTTAGCAATTATAATGGCAAATTACTTACACTAAATGCTCGATTGAAAGCAAGCGACGAGCTGCAGCAAGACAGTCTTGACGTTATCAATGTTCTGAACGGAAGTTATGACGACGCGGCAGCTGTTTTAATGGCATTTAGGCTCAATATGATTTCGCTCGAGGACGTTACAAGAAACGGCTGGAGCAGTATTGAGGAATTAGAGAAATCTGCCGCTGAAACCGGTAAAAATACAGTCTACGGCGTTGGTCAGGATATGACCGATTACGAAGAAAAAGTATATTCAAGCACCGACGAAATGACTAAAGATTTCGTTGATAAGCTTTCTGTCAATAAAAACGCCGCGAAAGATACCGTTGAAGGGACTACAAAGGCAGTAGATGATGAAGCGCCTGCGCTTCGCAGGTCAATGGGCTCCGCCGGAGAGCTTGCACGTGATGAATTCGTAATAAACATGGAGAACGGTGCGCGCGACGCGAAAGACGCGGGCAAAACGCTTGCGGATAACGCCGTCGAGGGCGCGGAGAGCGCTGATACCGAGACCTCCGGCAAGAATTTCGTCTCCGGCTTCATAAACGGAATTCGCGACAGTCTTTCCGGTCTATGGGACACCGCCAAGGATATCGGCTCCACCGCTTTGAACGCGGTCAAGTCCTTCCTCGGCATTCAATCACCGTCGAAGGAGGCCGCGAAGCTCGGTCGCTTCACCGCTCAGGGCTTTGCCGAGGGGCTTGAAAACGGCAATCCCGAAGCCCTCAGAAAAGCCGAGGAATTAGCCGAGACGGCGCGAAACGCTTTAGGTGGTAGATTAGACCTGCTCGATATAAACGCGGCGTACGCGCCCTCTCAGACGCAGATATTGACGGATTACAGCGTCACACACACGCATGATTTTCAGCAGTCCGCAGAGCTCAGGTCGCTCAGAAATCAAATCGAAACGCTGAACGCGAACATTGACAAGCTCGCCAAACGCCCGATTGATTTATATGTCGACGGTAGGACGTTCGTCGGCGGCACTATCGGCGAGATCGACCGACAGCTTGCGAGTGTGGAATTCTTTAAGAACCGAGGTGGTTAATAGGTGAAAGCAATTAAAGGAATAACTATCAACAGCGAGATCCACACGGCTCGCGATCTTGATATGATACTGAAAAAATCAGAGTGCACCGCTGATAATCCCGAGCCGAAGCGCCTGACCGAGAATATCCCCGGGCGCGACGGCGTTGTAGATTATTCGGATTACTATGACGGTGTAATTTTCTACGAGAACCGCGCTGTTTCTTATAAATTCTTCTTCGGTGGCACGCCGCATGAAGTCAGCCGGGCAGTCGAAAAGCTCAACCGGTACCACGGCAGGAAAATAACCGTTGTCGAGGACGACGACCCCGATTTCAGCCTGACCGGCTCAGCTTCTGTCTCTGTCGACGAGCGCGCGCCGTATGGCAACTATGTGTATATGACCCTATCTCTCGACGCGGAACCCTACAGGTGGAGGACAGAGCCTACCGTGCTGCGTGAAAAAACCTTATCGGGAACCAAATATATCGAGGTCGAAAATGACGTCGCCCCGGTTAACCTCACGATCAAGATCAACAGCCTTGTTCCGAATACAACGCCCGATTCCAGCACCTATGCGGTGAGAGTGTCGACGGATTCGACGCGTTACAGCGAGGTTGTTCAGACTATTGGTTCGGAAGTAACTATCACAAACTTCCTGATGAAGGGCGGAGCACAGAAAATCAAGCTCGAAACCGTCAAGCTCATCAGTAATACTTCATGGAACGTCGTCAGCAGCGCTACCGCCGATGTGATTATCAAGTACACGGAGGGAAAATTCTGATGTATAGCATTGAATATGTTATCGGTACGACACGCCATATAGTTTATTCTCCGTTTGATAATACAAGAAAGATTGTCTCGGGCACATACCACCGCGAAACAAACACAATCGGCTCGCTGACGTTCTCGGTGCTGTATAACCACCCGTGCCATAGCTATTTTGAAGAATATCTGGGCGTTGTGAATTTATACTGGAACAACTGGTACGGGAGTAGTCCCGCATCGCTGATCTACAAATTCCGTATCATTAAGATCCACCGCAATTTCTATAACACGCTTACAATCCAGTGCGAGGGGGTGCTCGGTTATTTGAACGACAGCATTGTGAGGCCGTATACCTTCAATGAAACTCACTGGCTTTACCCGATCGTAGATCCCGGCGCACACGTCTGTACAGCGGTTGAATTTCTCCGCGAGCTGATAGCCTTGCATAATATCCAGGTAACCGCCGCCCAGCAATTTACCTTTGTGGACGAAACAAACGGCGCATTCGACAGCATAGCCTTTACTACCTCGCAGACCTCATACGTTAAGTCATGGGATGAAATCGAGAGCAAGGTAATCAGAAACATCGGCGGTTATGTGCAGCTCAGGTTCAGCGGTGAAAACAATCTGTTTGTTTTCAAGGCGGCGCTCACTGAGTATAACTCTCAGACAATACGGCTCGCACAGAACCTCAAGAACCTTGAAACGGAGACTAATTCACAGAAATTCGCAACAGCGCTTTTCCCAATATCAACTTACACAGATTCCAACGGCCAGCGGCAGACTATCGATATCTATAACGTTAACAACAGCATTTATTACGTTGAGAATAATTACGCGGTGCGTGATTATGGACGGATTATCGAGTTCGCACAATATGAGGGTATTACATCGGCTTCAAAGCTAAAGAAAGTTGCCCAGCGTGACCTCAACAACTATATCAGCCGTGGCAGACCGATTAAAGTCGCGGCGACGGATATGTCGGCGCTTGACAGCAGCTATGCGCCGCTTGAGGTTGACAAAAAGACGCGGATCTCGAGCAACGTAAACGGCGTAGATGTTGTGCCGGTTCTGAATTCGTTTGACGTTGATATCCTGGATCCGCGCAACTCGACCTACACCTTCAACGGCGAAGTTCCGTCATTCGTCCGCAAGACATATACATACAGAACATAAAAAGGAGTGATTCATTTGACGATTACAGCCGATTTCTCAGGCGGCGAAAAGACAGCCACGACCGAGCCGCTCTATCAGTGGGACACGGGGCAGAAGCTCGCGCTTTCGGGCTTGCCCGCGACCTCAACGGATATTCAGGTGCATTTCGCGAACGCCGCTATGGCTCAGGCGATCGTAAAAGCAACAGCAACTGAAAACAATCTGCCTACCTGCGATATACCGAATGAGTTTTTACAGTACGGCTCAGCGGCAAAAGCCCGCGCGTGGGTGTTCTACCGCGCGAGCGATACAGAGGGCTACACCGTGCGCACCGTTTTGATCCCCGTCACACCGCGCAAGCGTCCGAACGATTATGTTTCTCCCGAGGATCCTGATTCGAAGGGCATAGTTGATCGCGCTATAGAGCTGCTTGAACACTATCAGAGCGACCTCGACGGCAAGCTTACCGTCAAGCCGATACCCGAGAGCGGTTATGACGATTGTACCGAGAGCAATACCCTGTATTACGGTTACGCCGGCGGTTACTATGTATACGTTCTTCCCGTCGTGGTGACCGGTTCCAGCAACCAATCGCAGTACAAGCTCCGCGCAGACAACGGCCTGATAGAGTGCCGCGCGCGTCATTACAGCAACGGCGCATGGGGAGCTTGGGACAACTGGACGCCCGCCGGCAGAGAGGGCAATATCGCCGACGGAGCGATAACCGAGAACAAGCTTGCTGCAGCCCTTAAAGCGGTAATTAACGCTAAGGCGATCGTCGACACCACAACTCAGACCGTTGAGTACAACGCAAATAACCCGAGAACCATCTACACTCACGCGCGCATAAATGACAAAGACGCGTTTGTTTTTACAACGGCAGATAATTATTATCAGCTCGCGTTTTGCTACGACGGCACCGAATATACACGTCAGCTTACAAGCGGAGGTTCGACAACATATAATCCGTGGCTTGTCGTGAAAAACGAGAACACAAACAATAAGAAATCAGAAATCAACGATTCCAACAAAACCAGCACGGAGTTTTACCCGTCTATCAAGGCGGTCGTCGATTACCTTGTTGCTAATTACGAGAATTCGTCAAACAAACTGACCTCCGAAGAAGGAATTGACAGTGGTTCCACCGATACGGAGTACCCCTCCGCAAAGGCGGTCTATGACTTTGGCGCTGACATTCTGAATGGCGTCAATGAGGAAATTTCGGACACAAACGCCGACATCGCCGGCCTCAAAGCCTATATCGGCTACACCGACGGCGATATCCTCGGCCTGCACGCTGACTTTGAGAACATGCAGTTCACCCGTCTGGGCGCTGCTGTCGGACTGACGGCAGGGCAGGATTTCAACGCATTCCCGATGTACGGTCAGCGCAGGCGCGTTGTTGTCGATTCGAACGGCGTGATAGATGACAGCTACTCTCCGGAAGATGTTGAAGAATCCGATACTAGCGTTGACGTCATGGTCTATCAGCCGAAGTTTTACTACAAGGTCGTGCCGCTCAAGCTCGAGAAGCAGTCCGGCGGCTTGGGATATCATATCCGCAAGGCAAATTACTACATCAGCTCTACGCCGCACGCGGGTTTCAAGCTTCACCCGCTGTTTTACGACGCTAACGGCAACGAGGTTGATTATGTGCTGTTTTCGGCGTATGAGGCGTCGTATATGTATTGGCGTGCAATATCACCCACAGCAGGAACATATGAAATTTTCCACGACGGTGTAGACACAGATACGACGATTGAAACAAGCGCGGTTCTGAAATCCTTGCCCGGCGTCAAGCCGATATCCGGTCAGTACAAGGAGATGAACAAAGTCAATTTGGAGAACTGTGCGCTGAGGAAATCGACCAACTGGCACCTCGACACGATACAGTCTGTTGCCGCAAATCAGCTGCTTATTGCTATTGAGTATGGAACATTTAATACTCAGTCGGCAATCGGACTAGGCGTTGTAAATAATTCCAACAGTGATTCAAACAACTGCTCATCACTCACGGGGTCGACCTCGGCGGAAACATTTAATACGGCTTCCGGCATGGCGAGCGAAACAATATATGATGTCGCCGGAACTGAAACACCGTTCAACACTAACGGCAAAGTCGCGGTCAGTTATCGTGGAATGGAAAACCCGTGGGGTAATATCTGGAAGCACGTCAATGGAATCAATATCTGGGGCGACGGCACAATGAACGGCGGTCAGGTGTATATCGCTGATAATTTCAATTTCAACGAAAGCAGTCACAGCGGAAACTATAAGCCCGCAGGTTTCACGATTGCGAATACGAACGGCTATATTTCCGCATTTGGCTATGGTGATGAAGAAAATGACTGGTTGTTTATGCCGTCCGAAACAGCAGGCAACAGTTCACTTCCCGTAGGCGATAACCTCTGGTGTACATCCAACATGAACGGATACCGTATCGCTCAATTTGGCGGTGATTGGAATAACTCTTATTATTCCGGTGATTTCTTTTGGTATTGCAGCGGTAATGTCGGCGGCAAGGCTCGTAATGTTGGCGGCAGGCTGTTGTTTGTGCCGACTGCAACGGTTTAAGGAGGTATTTTTATGACAGATTACGGTATTGTAAAAAGTGCGGTCAGACCAGAAGCGAAGGTCGTTGACGAGTATTCTGTATGGGTGAATACAGAAATCACTCAAACGTCCGACGGCTGGGAATATCACATGGTTCAGTACACTAAGGACGAGTACATCAAGCTGATGGACGAAGCAAACCTGAAGGCTCAGGCAGACCTGGAGTATATCGCCATGATGACGGAGGTGAGCTTGAATGAGTAAGCACTTCAAGAAAGTAAAGGGCTATTACGACAGCGGATTGTGGAGCATCGAGAGAGTCCGAAACGCCGTTGTCAAGGGCTGGATAACAGCAGAAGAATTTAAGGCTATCACAGGTGAAGAATACGAGGTGTAAGCGTGAACGTTAAACCAAAATTTGTTTATTACGATATTCGTCGCAAGCAATCGGTTTGTCTGATTATGTACACTCACGAAAATGATGTTGATACTCAGGTACTTGAGGTCAGCATGCTTGATAACGGCGATCCGATTGAGCTGGATGCGGACTATACCTATTCAGCCGCGATTGTTAACCGCAATACAAAGGCACTTATCAATGACAGTATATCCTGTGAGCTTAACGACAGCGGAAACGTCCTTATTCCGATTGATAACTTCCATACGCTCGGTGCGCAGGATTTGCTTATTGAACTGACTATTACCGACAGCGCAGGCGATCAGGTGCTTGTCACTCCGTTTCCTTTGTGGATCCACGTCAATGCCTCGATTCTCGACGACGCGCAGGTCACTCCCGAGTCTGAGGGTACCGTTCCCGAGCTTATCGAGGAAGCAAAAGAAGCTCTCGAGAGCGCAGGGGATTATGAAAACCTCGAAAACAAGCCACAAATCAACGGTCACGAGCTTGTCGGGAACAAATCGTCTGACGACCTCGGGTTACAGGGTAAATTGACCGCAGGCGAGAATGTCACGATTGACGAGAATGGCAGAATTTCGGCGAGTGGTGGGGTTACAAGCTATACAGAGTTAAGTGATAAACCGCAGATTGAAGAACACGATTCTTACGGGCGAATTGTCGACTTAACAGGAAAGGTTAGACTCCCTGAGGGAATAAGCATTGATAACGGCACCGAGGGTATTATTGCTTTGCTTATTAATAACTATGCAATTGAAGGGGACAATATTGCTCTTCGCACTATCCCGTTTAATCGGTTAACGTCAGAGGTTTACAACGCCATTCTTAAATATAAAAAATTTGAGTCCTATCAGTTACTAAATTTGCAATATTCAAGCGCCAATTCGGTTCAAATCTTCGGCAACGACCTTTACAATAATTCGCCACCCTATGAGGCTCCTTCCGATATGTATCATTACAGCCTCGGAACAGCCATCACATTGTGTACCGTTGATAAAAATTCAAATAACAAGTATGTATTAACGCAGTTCTATGCGGTAATTAACGAACAGCACAACAAATGCACATTGTTTGTGCGCAACGGGCTCAACTCAGGTACGCCGGGAACAGGCCGCTCTACTTTTGACAATTGGATAGAAGTTAATCCCACTATTGTTTCCGCTGTCGTCAACCAAAACGGCACAATCACGTTTACGATGTCAGACGGCTCGACGGTGACGACGACGGGAGAGAGCGTCATCGGACCGCAAGGCCCCGCAGGAGCAGACGGCAATGATTACGTGCTGACAAATCAGGACAAGTCCGACATAGCCGATTTGGTTTTGGCGCAGCTTCCGACAACACAGGGGGTGCAGTATGGCAATTCGAACGATTGATGATTCAAAACTGCAAGACATAGCCGTCGCCATTCAGAGCAAGGACGGCGGCGGTCAGATGACGGTTGATGAAATGCCGGGAAGAATTGATAACATTCCTACTGGTGGTGAAGTTAAAACTCAGAAAGTTAATTTCTACGATTTTAAAGGTAATTTAGTACATTCTTATACAGCAGTGGAAGCAGCGGAATTAACAGAAATGCCAGAAGCTCCTACAATCGAAGGCTTTACATTTCAGAAATGGAACTGGTCGCTTGCAAGTATTAAAACATGGATTACAAAACACGAAAATGACGATTGCGATTTAAATGTCGGTGGATTGTATGTCACAACCGATGGGCACACAAGAATATATATGCACCTCAGAGAAGCAAAATTGGCAAGCCTTGAAATGCCGTTTTGCATTCACCAAATGGCTGGCACTGTTGTCATTGATTGGGGCGACGGCTCTGCGCCTGAAACGATAATAGCGGCTGGCGTTTATTCTCATACATGGCAAATCAATCAATATCCTGCTGATGTGGTTATTGACATTGATTATACGCCGTCCGGCTCAACTAAACTTGTGCTCGGCCGTGCGGGTGGCTCAACAACTTACGAATTATTTAACGACGAGCCGTATTACGCAAGTTGTGTTGAAACAGTTGAACTCGGAAATAACATTGATTATTCCGCGACGTTTAAAAACTGTACACATTTGCGAGAAATAAATCTACCCGACGGAGTTGCGAGCATTGGCGATAGTGCGTTTTATGGCTGCACCAACCTAGCGTTGACAGTACTACCCGACGGAGTTGCGAGCATTGGCGGCAGTGCGTTCCAAAACTGCACCAACCTAGCGTTGACAGTACTACCCGATGGGATTACGAGTATTGGCGGTAGTGCGTTCCGAAACTGCACCAACCTAGCGTTGACAGTACTACCCGACGGAGTTACGAGCATTGGCTATAGTGCGTTTTATGGCTGCACCAACCTAGCGTTGACAGTACTACCCGACGGAGTTACGAGCATTGGCGGCAGTGCGTTCCAAAACTGCACCAACCTAGCGTTGACAGTACTACCCGACGGAGTGACGAGTATTGGTGCTTATGCGTTCTATGGCTGTACAAGTTTATATATCATCGACCTAACCGCATTTACAAACCCGCAAGTAGTTCCAGCATTATCCAATGCAACTGCTTTTCAAGGTATTCCGGCACAAGCTCAATTTTGGGTTGCAAACCAAGGAATGTATGACGCATTCACGACTGCAACCAACTGGAGCACCCATGCATCAAAATTTGTTATAAAAGGGGCAAACTAAAATGGCAAAAGGCGATAAAGTAACAGGTGAATTTTACATGACGCGCTCTGACGGAGTTAAATTGTTTAGGTTTGCAGCGCCGAACACAAAGCGCACAGATAAAGACGGTAATGAATTTTGGGATAAACCACAATTCAGAATCCGTCAAGACCAGACAGGCATGATATATGATGAAGCAATAGATGTTGAGACTGCTCCGTACACGTATACCGAAACCGACATGCCAGTCGAGGCTGAGCTGATTGAACACGAGGAAGGAGTTGTTAACAATGACGAATGAAGAAATCGCAGTGACTCTCACTGAGCACGGTCAACATATCAAATCCAACACGCACCGCATTGACGAACTTGAAGAAGCTCAAAAGGAAATGCGCGATTTGGTGAGGTCTGTTGACAAGCTCGCTCAGTCTATGCAGACAATGGCGAACGAACAGGAACGGCAGGGAAAACAGATTGATTCCCTCGAGACCTCGAAAAATGACACATTTAAGTTTTGGCTGCGGACAATCCTTGCGGCAGTTGCTACAGGTCTTGTCGGCTACGCCCTCGCAATGTTTATCAAATGAGGTGACCTATGCCGAAAAAGCTCAAAAAAGACCATTTCAAGGAATTCTCAAAGCTTATCCTGTTTCTGTTCGCAGTCAATTATTTCGTAGGCGGCGCGTTTCTGCTGTGGGTGGTGCAATTTCAGCTCACCCACGCGGCTGCTCCCGAGTACGTATCCTCGGCTGAGTTCGTGACATACTTCACCGCACCGATTGTGGCAGGGCTACTGTCATATTTCGGCAAAGCAGCTGTAGAAAATTTCGAAAAGATTAAAAACAATTTCATGGGCAATAAAAACGAAACTGATAATAAAGTAGCGAAAGGATGATCGTATGGAAGGCAAAATAATATTCATAGCCGTGCTGATAATAGCGCTGATCGCCGCCGTTATCCTCGCAGCAAATGTATCGGCGTTTAGAAACTGGCTGGTATACGCTGTCACAGAAGCGGAAGCGAAATTCGGCGGCAAAACAGGCAAGCTCAAGCTGAGGTACGTGTATGATTTAGCGGTCGAAGCGTTCCCCGTGCTCGCCAAGACGCTGCCGTTCTCGTTCTTCTCGTGGGCGGTGGACGCAGCGCTGCTGATTATGCGCGGTATGATCGAGGATAACAAGCAGATCGCCGATATCGTCAGCAAGAAGGAGGAGGACGCATGAGCAATATTACATATTACAACCTCTCAACTGAGGGCAACAAATTCCTCACACCGCATTTTCAAGTTCATGAATTTGCGGATCCGTCCGATTATGTGAATGTGTCTTATCCTGAGGATATCCCGATTCACGACAAGCTACCCTCAACGCTCGAAAAGGTTTTTGAGCATTTCGGCTGCACGAAGGGCATTATCAACTCAGGCTACCGTTCACCCGACGCCGACATAGATGTTGGCGGTTCTGGCAGTGGCCCGCACACGCTCGGCATAGCGGCTGATGTGTATTTTTACCGCGGCAATGAGCCCGTTCCGTCAAGGCTTGTCGCTTGCTTCTTGCAGGACGAGGGCATTAAGGGCATAGGCTTAAACTGCGGCGGCAACCCCAACGGCACGCACATCGACATGCGCGGCTATGGCGTGTGGAACGACTCAGTCTGGTACGGCGACGAAGCTGTCAGAAACGGCGGCATTTACAAGACCGTCAGCGATTTCTACAGCTACACTGGTACCGCGAAGGACGAGGTTTACCCCGACGGCGACACTCCGAGCACTCCGTCCGCACCTCATGATAACGTGAGAAACGACTACACCACCTCGACGCGCATGGTGGATATAATCAAGACCTATGAGGGCTTTTCACCTCGGGCAATCAAGTTGGCAGGCGAGGACGAGTACACGATCGGCTACGGTCACTACGGTTCAGACGTTCACGCAGGCGACACGATCACCGAGGCAGAAGCAACCGAGCTGCTTGAACGCGACCTGAAAGTATTTGAAAGCGCCGTCAGAAGCGCGGTCAAGGTCGATATCACTCAGTCGCAGTTTGACGCGCTCGTTTCGCTCTCGTATAACATCGGCACGGGCGCGTTTGCTGATTCCGATACCGTCAAATTGCTCAATGAGAGCAAAGTCGGCCACGCGGCGGTAGATATACCGTCATGGCGCAGAGGCATGGGCTATCAGATTTTGCCCGGACTGGAAAAGCGCAGACAGACCGAACTTGAATTTTTTGCGGTTGGCGAGGATTTCACGATCACCGACTGCATGAACGTCCGCACCGGCGCGGGAACGAATTACCCGGTCAAGACCGTCTCGCAGCTCACCGCCAACGGCAGAGAGAACGCGGTAAATAGATCCGCCTCGGCTCAGGCTGTGTTCAGGGAAGGCACCGAGATCACCGCGCTTGAGGTCAAGGCGGTCTATTCGCCGCAGAGGGTAGAAGTGTGGTTCCGCTGCCCGTCCGGCTGGATCTGCGCGAGAATGGGCGAGGAAGTATATGTGAAATAACCTCACATTATTGCCGCGACCTCCTGCCCGGATTATACCGCAAACAGCTTGACAGTCGGTCATATTTACATGACGATTTGGCGTGTTGGTGAGTCTTGTGTTGAAATGATTTGAAAATATACTTTATATTTTTGCAAGCAAAAACTGAAACTTATACTTTAATTGCAAAAAAAGACTCCCGAGGCTGACTACCTCGGGAGTTTTTGCAGTTGAATCACAAATGCTATTACCTTATCAAAAAAGAAAATAACCGTGTTCAAATCCGCTTTGTTTGGCAGGCTGAGCTGTTCCAAACATGAACACTTACCCTTGAAAACTGCGTTTTCTGTCGCCTTCAAAGTGACGGTGTTGCTGTCGCCCGAGTAGTTGAACACCAGCACGAGCTTGTCGTCGTCATACAGATACGCCGCGTTGAGGAAGGTATCGACCAGGAACGCGCGGAAGGCTTCGTCGTCTATGTTGCCATCGCGGAAGCGTTCGAGGAACCAGACGATCTGATCACGTTCGAGTGTGGCGTCGGTCATCAGCTCCTCGGCGATACTGCGCGTCAGGCGTTCGTGCTCGGCTTCCAGCTCCACAAGGCGGCTCTTTGTGGTCGGTGTGACGATTCCCGCCTCGATCGCCTTCATCAGGTTTGCCGTCGCTTTCTCGACCTCGCGCTGCCGCCGTTCGAGTGCTCTGAGCGCCCTGTGGTCGGTGTTGGCTGCCTGATATTCGACGACCTTATCCGCGACTGTCTCGATAAACCCGTCGGTGGCAACGATCTCCGTCAGCTTTGACAGCACCAGCTCCTCAATCCAGTCTTTACCCACGCGCTTCTTATCGCATTTATGGCGGCGTCGCTTGTTGCAAGTGTAGTAATTATATACCCGCCCCGATTTGCCCGTGCCTCCGTCGCCCGTCATCGGTTCGCCGCATTTTCCGCAGAACAGCTTCGACGTCAGAAGAAACTGTGTGTCACGGTTCGCAGCGGGGGAACGGTGGTGCCGCGTCAGCAGCGATTGACATTTGTCAAACAACTCGCGCGTGACGATTGCGGGGAAGGCGTTTTCGACGCGGATGTCCTTATAGACGTAAGTGCCGAGGTATTTTTCATTGCGCAGGATCAGCGGCAGGCTTGTCTTGCTGAACGGCTTGCCCGTCGCCGTCCGGTAGCCTTCGGCGTTCAGACGCTCGACAATATCCTTGGCGCGTTCGCCCTTCGCGTATTCCTCGAAGATACGGCGCACGATCGGCGCGGTGGCGGGGTCGGGCTCGAAATGGTCATCGGCGCTCTTGCGCAGACCGTAAACGCGCACACCGAGGGTTTTCATTGCCAGCGCACTGTCGTAGTTGCCGCGCTTGACGTTCTGGCTGAGATTTTCGCTATAGTATTCGGCGTAACCTTCCATGACGCTCTCGAGAATAATACCCTCGGGGCCGTCGGGAATGCTCTCTTTGGCATAGTACAGCCGCACACCGTTCTTTTTCAGCTTGTATTTGTACATCGCGCTGTCATAGCGGTTGCGGGCGAAGCGGTCGGTTTTCCACAAGATCACCGCTTTGAAGATGCCGCGCTCAGAATCGCGGAGCATGCGCTGAAAGTCGGGGCGCTTGTCGGTTCTGCCGGTGAGAGCCTTGTCGACGTATTCTCCGACGACGGTAAAACCGTTATGCTTTGCATAGGCATGACACTCACGCAGCTGTCCTTCAATACTCTCCTCGCGCTGGCCGCTGGAAGAATAACGCGCGTAGATGACGGCGGGTATAAAGTTTTGTTGTGTGCTCATAATTTGCTCCTTTCGGTTGGTGAAACTTGCAAACAGTTGGTGTAATTCTCAAAACAGTTGGCAAGTTTCTGAAAAAGGCGCAAAAATCCCTTGTATTTTCAAAAATGGCTTGAAAACACATGGGAAATATGGTAAACTATACTTGACTGTTTTGTTTACCATGCGCCTTGCGTGTGGCGCCGCTCTATCCTGTTGGCGCAGGGTAGGGCGGTTTTTATTTTAAATGATTTCAGCGATACCGACAACTTTGCCGACGCATGTAACATCGTTATATTCATTGAGCGGAATGTTGTCGTATTCCTTGTTCACCGATATCAGTTCATTAACGCCAAGCTTTTTGATATAGCCGCAGTTGTCAACGATAAAAATTCCGATTTCATTTTGCTCTACAGTAGGTTGAAGTTTGACGAGCACCTTGTCACCATCATGATATCGCGGCTCCATACTGTCGCCTGATACCTCGATAACAACATTCGCACGTCTTGCTTCGGGCGTGTCCAGCACATCTACCCTGGTAGTATATTCATCATCACCAAGCCATTGCCCCGTTCCGGCGGAGGCTTTCAATTCTACCATCGGCAAGGTAATCAGCCGCGGCAACTCCACAACCACGCTGCACCGCTCCAATTCAATGTCAATCAGACTGTCAACCGCCTTCTGTCCGTAAAGGTCGAGAGAGCGGTATTTTTTTATGTGCTGTTTTTCGGCAGGGGATAATTCTTCACTACCGTTGACGGATTCACTCAGCTTTTTTGCGCCCGTCAAAGTGTTCATATCTACGTTGAATATATCGGCAATAGCTTCCAATATTTCAAGGCTCGGCTCCCTTGAACCGCTTTCATACATGCTTATTGCGCTTTTTGACAGACCAAGACGTTTTGCAAGCTGTTCCTGATTCATTCCTGCTTTATTACGTAACTGCTTTAATACATCGTTGAACATTTGGTTCACCACCTTTTTCAATCTTACTATATCACAAAGCGTGAAAAAAATCAAGAAAAAATTTCACAAAACGTGTTGACAAATTGATTTTGGTATGCTATTATAAAGACAGTTCACAGACCGTGAACAGCTTAAAATGGAAGGAGGAAAAGAAATGTCGTCAGCAACCGTTATCGGTCAGCGAATCAAAACGCTGAGAGAAGAAAAAGGGATTGCGCGTGAAGCATTTTGTAATGCGGTTGGAATCACGTTATCTGCGCTCTCGATGTACGAGAACGGTCAGAGAATACCGCGTGACGAAATCAAAGTGAAAATTGCGCGTGTCCTTGAAACGTCAATCGAAGCGCTTTTTTTTGCAAGCTAAGTTCACAAAATGTGTACTAACCCGTGACACAATGGGCGCGCCTCGCATTATGGACGCTGGTTGCGGCATTGACCGCGTAAAGTTAACCACCAGTGACTTGTCTGGTTAAGGTGCTTGACGGGAAAATCGCATGATAATCGGCAAATAGCTTGCCGAGCAAAAAGAGACAGCGTAAACAATAGGAAGGAGGGGAGAGCAATGTTTGATTCTACATGTTACAAAAGAGCAGAAGAGATAGCAACTCGCTTCATAAACGGTTCGCCTGAGATTAGAAAGACTATTCTTAGTTGCTTTGAGACCGAAGGAGAAAGACATGCGTTTATGCAATACGTTGTTCTTTTTGAGATGTTTACCAACGAAGCTTATTATAAGAAAATTAAAGATTTAACGTTTAAGAGTTTTATTGAGGAATTAAAGAGTTAACAGTTAGGAGGTCATCACAATGAAAAAACAGGCATCAGGAGGTTACCCATGGCAACTTTGAAAATCATTGACCGCAAGGATGGCACAGTATGAAATCCCATTATATTATCGAAACGATTTATCAGGAAGCTCAGACGCGCAAAGACATCAAGGCGCTGTACGGCGACGAAAGGCAGGCTAAGGGCTTTGCAATGAAATTATACGACCGCCTGCGCAACAGGGGCTGTACAAACATCAGGGTCGCTGTACTGCGCGCCGGAGAGTTGACCTTTATCTGCAAATTCGGAACATAAAGGAGGTTAACACATGGCAAATGAATCCGTGCACATCGAGCTGAACAAGCTGCCGGCGCACGAAAGCGACACCTTGTGTCGGACTGTCACGGCGGCGGTTCACCGTCTGCTGCAAGACCCGAAAAACAAGGAGGATTTCGAGCGGTGGAGAAAGGCAAGAGCACGCACATGAAGAAGTACAAGCACGATTACGACCATAACGGCGTAGTCGGACTGAAAATCAAAAAGCTGCCGTATACAGATCCGCCGCCGAAATGCGAGCGCAACGGCAAGATATGTGGGCATTGCCGACCGTTCATGGGCTTCGGCGGCGGGTATTTCTGTCACTATTCGCTCGACACGGACAGGCTGAAAGGTAGAGTGGAGGGCGACATTTGCCCGCATTACACGGAAAAGAGGTGTTTGACGATGAACAATTATCAGGTCGTCAGAGACAAAACAAAGCCGGTGCCGCGGGAAATTTCCGCAAGGATCAAGCATCTCAGAAAGCAGCGCGGCGAGAGCCAAGCCGATCTTTCAAAGGCTATAGGCATCGCACAGTGCTTGATTTCGCGCTGGGAAATCGGCGACCTAAAGCCATCCGCCGGCAACATCATCAAGCTATGTCAGCATTACAACGTCTCAGCCGACTGGCTGCTCGGTCTGAGCGACAATTTTTTTGGAGGTAAATCATGAAAAAGACACAGAAAATCATCATCAAACGCAAAGGCGGCGTTTATTCCATCAAGGGCAACGGCGACGCATATCTGCTCGACCTCGCTGTGGGCGCGTTCAAGCGCGGCGAAATGAAAATGACCTTCGGGCAGAAACTGCGCCGGTTCCTGCACCGTTTCAGACTGACCACCGATCACTGGTTTGACGAAGCCGCACAGATCGCGCTCGGCACCGACGTAACTGCAAGTGAGATCGAGTACATCGGGCTGCTGGAGGAACACATATAAAGAAAAACCGCCTCCGAAGCGGCAACTTCGAAAGGCGGAAAGGAAAATATATCTATTTACATTATAGCCGATTCTCTCGGCCAAATCAAGAGGTAAAAATGAATTATACAGATTTTTTGAAGAGCAAGCAGATCATGAGCGCAGCGTCGGGATTTGAGTGCTCGGAATTCAACCCTAAGCTGTTCGGCTGGCAGCAGGACGTCGTGAGGTGGGCGCTCAAAAAAGGGAAATGCGCTCTATTCGAGGAATGCGGGCTCGGAAAGACGGCGCAGCAGCTCGAATTCGCCTACAAGGTTCAGCGTTACACCGAGCTCCCTGTGCTGATACTCGCCCCGCTTGCCGTCGCGAAACAAACAGCAGAGCGCGAAGGAATCAAATTCGGCTATGAGGTCAATATCTGCCGGAATCAGACCGACGTGATAAACGGCATCAACATCACTAATTACGAAATGGTCGAGCATTTTGACCCTGACGCGTTCGGCGGCATAGTGCTCGACGAAAGCTCCATACTGAAAAGCTACACCTCCAAAACAAAGCAATACCTCGTCGATGCGTTTCGCGACACTCCCTTTAAGCTGTGTTGTACGGCAACGCCGTCACCGAACGATTTCACTGAGCTGGGCAACCATGCGGAATTTCTAGGCGTCATGAGCCGTTCGGAGATGTTGGCAACCTTCTTTGTGCACGACGGCGGCAGCACTCAGGACTGGCGCCTGAAAGGTCACGCGAAGGAAAGCTTTTTCGCTTGGGTCGCATCGTGGGCTTGCTGCCTGACTTCACCCTCGGATTTAGGTTACGACGGCATCGCTTACAGATTGCCGGAGCTCACGATCCATGAGCATGTCGTCAAATCCGGTCGGCTGGAGGATCCCGACGGTCAGCTCAGGATCTTTGCGAGCAGTGTCCTGTCGCTTCCCGAGCGCAGACAGGCGCGAAAATGCAGCACAAGGGCGCGTGCTCAGGTGGTTGCGGAGCTGGTCAACTCAACTGACGAGCAATGCCTTGTTTGGTGCGATTATAACGACGAGTCCGCAATCTCCACCGAGCTGATCGAGGGCGCTGTCGAGGTAAAGGGTTCAGACCCGAACGTCTATAAAGCCGATTCGATGATCGCATTTTCCGACGGCAGGGTCAAATGCCTTGTCAGCAAGCCGAAGATCGCGGGATGGGGTATGAACTGGCAGAATTGTCACAACGTCATATTCAACGGCTTATCGGACAGCTTTGAAGCGTACTATCAGGCGATACGTCGCTGCTGGCGGTTTGGGCAGAAACAACCTGTCAATGTACATATCATCATATCCGATGCGGAGGGTGCGGTCAAGGATAACATCGAGAAAAAGCAAGCCGACGCCGTGCTCATGACAAAGGAGCTTGTTAAGTACACAAAGGATATCCTGACCTCGGAGATCAGACAGACAAACAGAGTGACAGACAGGTACAGCGCCGATAAGAAGGTGTCGATGCCGCGATGGATAGGAGGAAAACAATGAAGTGCATAGACAACTGCATCACAGACAGATTCGCGCTGTATAACGGCGACAGCTGCGAAATACTCACTGAGATACCCGATGATTCCGTACACTATGAAATATTTTCGCCGCCGTTCGCAAGCCTTTACACCTATTCCAATTCCGAGCGTGATCTCGGAAACTGCCGCTCCGACGATGAATTCTTTGAACATTTTGAGTTTATCGTCAATGAGCTGTATCGCGTGCTGATGCCCGGAAGATTGGTCAGCTTTCATTGCATGAATCTTCCGACGTCAAAGGAACGTGACGGCTACATCGGTATCAAGGATTTTCGCGGCGATCTGATACGGCTTTTTCAGAAATGCGGCTTTATCTATCACTCGGAGGTTTGCATCTGGAAGAACCCCGTAACGGCGATGCAGCGCACCAAGGCGATAGGGCTTCTTCACAAGCAGCTCAAAAAGGACAGCACTATCTCACGGCAGGGAATACCCGATTATTTGGTGACAATGCGCAAGCCCGGCGATAACGCCGAACCCGTAACTCACACGAACGAATCCTTTCCTGTGAACATATGGCAGCGGTACGCAAGCCCGGTATGGGATGACATCAATCCATCCGATACTTTGCAGGCGCGGTCATGCCGTGATGAAAAAGACGAAAAGCATATCTGCCCTTTGCAGCTGACGGTGATCAGACGCGGCATCAATCTCTGGACAAACCCCGGAGATGTCGTCTTAACGCCGTTCATGGGGATAGGCTCCGAGGCTGTCGTTGCGTTGGAGCAGGGAAGAAAAGCGATCGGCATCGAGCTGAAACCCTCATGGTATAGGCAGGCGGTCAGAAATTGCCGCGGCGTTACCAATGCCGAGCAGATGTCATTATGGTGAATTGGATATGAAAGCAAGGATTCCGCCACAGAATCGGATGTCAAGAGAAACACTCAAGGCTTGCGCGGAGTACGCGAACAGCTTGCAGGACGCGAACAACGTCAGGATTTTCAAGTTGTCCTGCCGTGTGCTCCATGAATATTTCGGCTTCGGAGCACAACGGATTACCAAATATGTAAACATGCTTGACGATCTGATTCGTCAGAACGCCGACAATGAAGTGTTCTGGGAGCAAACAGACAGAGAAATGAAGCAGCTCGGGCTGAACTTTGCCGATGAAAAATACGAGGATATCATCGGCGAGTGGAAGAAAAGGAACGGATTTTAAGGAGGAAACATGAAAACATCAAAAATCACTATCCGTCAGCTGTTCGGTATTTCTGAACAGATATTGAACGGTGCAAACATCGAAATAAAGGGCAGAAAGGGCGCGGGCAAGACTTCGATAATCGACGCGATCCGTTTCGCTCTCACTCACAGCTCGGAACGCGACTGGGTGATCAAGAACGGCGCGGACGAGGGCGAGATTATAATTGAGACCGATTCGGGACTGACAATTGACCGCAAGGCGAGAAAGGGCAAGGTTGACGCTATTTCAGTCAAGGAGAACCTCACCACGGTGAACAAGCCCGAGACGTTTCTCAAGTCTATCATTACGCCGCTGCAGCTTAATCCCGTGGAATTCACTCAGATGTCAAAGGCAGACCAGAACCGCGCTATTCTCGACCTGATTGAATTCGACTGGGATATGGACTGGATCCGCGAGAAGTTCGGTGAGATTCCGCAGGGTGTTGATTACAGTCAGAACATTCTCCAGATTCTCAACGATATACAGTCCGATAAGGGCGCGTATTTCCTCAGCAGACAGGATATCAACCGCGAAATCCGTCACAAGCTCGCATTTATTTCGGATATTGCAAAGGACATTCCCGACGGATATCAAGCCGAAAAATGGCGCAATTACGACCTTTCCGCTCAGTATACCGAGCTGATGAAGCGCCGCGACAAGAACGGTAAAATCGAGCGTGCCAAGGCGTTCCGGGACAGTTACAACAATAAGCTCAGAGGGCTTGAAGCCAACAGAGAAATCGCTGTAAGCGCCGCAAGTCAGGCAATAGCGACGGAGCGCGACAACCTCAACCGCCTGATTGCAGAGCGTGAAGCGGAAATCCGCGCCGCAAGGGACAAGCTCGCTTCACTCGATGCGAAGTTTGATGACAAGAAGAAAATCGCGCAGAGCGAATTTGAGACCGCGAAGGCAAAGCTTGATAAGGATACGGGAGTTGCCGAGCAGTTTATGAACCTCACGCCCGAACCTACGGAAGAACTCGCGGAAGAAATCAAAACCGCCGAAGCCATGATGAAGCACCTCAACGAATACGACCGCATGAGTGCTATGCAGTCAGAGCTTGAAGGGCTTAAAGCAAAGTCTGATGAATACACCGAGAAAATCGAGCTTGCACGTTCTCTTCCTGCCGAAATCCTCGAAACGGCTACGCTGCCGATCGAGGGATTGACGGTCAAGGACGGCATTCCGCTTATTCACGGCTTGCCGGTGTCAAATCGCTCGGACGGTGAAAAGCTCGAGCTGTGCGTCGATATTGCCGTACATAATCCGTCCGGTTTGAAGATAATCCTGATTGACGGCGCGGAAAAGCTCGACGACGAGAGCCGCGAGCGACTGTACACTAAGTGCCGCGAAAAGGGCGTTCAGTTTATTGCGACACGCACCACCAACGACAACGAGCTGATTGTAACAGAGCTGTAAGGAGGTTAACAATGGCTAAAACACACTGGAAAAAACTGACTAACCCCGATTACCTCGGGGCATATGCGCTCGATGACGGCAAGGACGTTATTCTCACGATTAGTTATGTTCGTGAGGAAAAGGTCACAGGCTCGGACGGAAAAAAAGATGACTGCGTCGTTTGTCACTTCTCTGAGCGCGTCAAGCCGATGATTCTTAATTCAACCAACATGAAAACCATCACGAAGTTGTTCGGCACTCCGTACATTGAAGATTGGTCAGGGCGCAGAATACAAATCGGTATCGAAAAGGTAAAGGCGTTCGGCGATGTTGTAGACGCTCTGAGAGTCCGCAAATTTATTCCTGCTGAGAACGTCCCGAAATGCGAATCCTGCGGCGGCGAAATTCAGCCGCGCGGCAACAATTCCGCCGAACAGATTGCCGCCTACACAAAGAAAAAATACGGTCAAGCACTTTGCTCAACATGCGCGATGCGAATGGCAACGGAGCTGAGAGCTGCGGTACAGGAGGCACCGAATGAAACAGTTGACGAATGAAAACTATTTCAGCCTTGAAAACCAGATGATGTATATGGGCGTTTCGCAGTTCAAGGCGTTTGAGAAATGCGAGGCGGCGGCGCTCGCCGAGATCACGGGCAACTTCGAGAGGGAGCGGACGACCGCTCTCCTCGTCGGCTCCTACGTCGACGCGCACTTTGAGGGCAGTCTGGACGTTTTTAAGGCTAAAAATCCTCAGCTCTTTAAGAAAAACGGCGAGCTGAAATCGGAATACATCAAAGCCGAGGAAATCATCAGCCGGGTTGAGCGCGACCCGTTGTTTATGTACTACATGAACGGCGAAAAGCAGGTGATCATGACGGGAAAGATCGAGGGCGTTCCCGTGAAAATCAAAATAGACAGCTATCATCCCGAAAAGATGATCGTAGATTTGAAAATAATGAAGGATTTTCAGCCGATATACATCGAAGAAAAAGGGCGTATGAGCTGGATAGAAGCGTGGGGCTACGACTTGCAGGGCGCTGTATATCAGGAGATCGTCCGTCAAAATACAGGCTTGAAGCTTCCGTTTTATATCGCGGCGGCGACTAAGGAAAAAGAACCCGACCTTGATTTATTCGAGATCCCGCAGCCGTACCTTGACGTGGAGCTCGGACGCTTCAAGGAGAACATTCAGCGGTACGACGGTATAAAAAATAAGATATTTGAGCCAGAGCGGTGCGGTCACTGCGATTACTGCAAAGCGACAAAGGTGCTCACGGCTCCGAAAAGCTTGGAGGTTTTGAATTATGAATAGTGTGATTTTGGTCGGAAGAATGGTTGCAGACCCGGAGCTTAAAACAACTCAGACGGGGCTTGAGGTTACTTCCTTCCGTATCGCGGTAGACCGTCCCTACAGCAAGGACGGAGAGAAAAAGGCTGATTTCATTGACGTTGTGGCATGGCGTAGAACCGCCGCTTTCATTTGCCAGTATTTCGACAAGGGGAAGCCGATCGCGGTCAAAGGTACTCTGCAAACGCGCTCATACGAAACCAACGACGGCTCTAAGCGCTTTGTAACGGAGGTTTTAGCAGACAGCGTGGAATTTGTCCCGGGCAACAAAAAAGACGCTCAGACGGGCGCTCAGACCTATTCTCGGCCGTCATATACCGCGACGACGGCAGCCACCCCGTCACCGGAAGGATTTGTTGAGAGCAACACAGACAAGCCGCTCGATATTAACCTCGATGACGACTTGCCATTCTGATCATGACTATTCAAATCGACACACGCGAGCATGACGACGCGGTAAAGAATATAAAGCAATATTTCACTGATAACGGCATTCTGTTCTTTGATTCAAAGCTGTTTGTAGGCGACTATATGAGCCTTGATAATGCGCGGTTCTGTATTGATCGCAAACAGTCTTTACTTGAGATCTGCCAAAATGTCTGTCAAGATCATGATCGCTTTGCGCGGGAGCTTGAACGCGCGAACCGCTACGGCATAAGGCTTGTGTTTCTGATCGAGCACGGCGCGGATATCCGCACGCTAGACGACGTGAAGGGCTGGAAAAACCCGCGGCTGAAAAAGTCAAAGCTCGCTGTATCGGGAGAACGGCTACACAAGATTCTGAGTACGCTTGAAAAAACCTACGACACCAAATTCTATTTCTGCACCAAGGAACAGACTGCGAGAGGTATTATCAAGCTGCTCAAAATGAACGAAGGAAGGTGAACGCGTGCTTGATGGCGGCTACATAAAACTGCACAGGAAACTGACGAAATGGGAGTGGTATCATAACGCGAACACTTTCCGGGTTTTCATTCATCTTTTGTTGACGGCGAATTATGAACCGAGGCGGTTTGAAGGCAGGACAATAGAGCGAGGGCAAAGAGTCGCTAGTATGAGCTCGTTGGCGAAGGAACTCAAAATGTCTATTAAGGCGGTTCGAGTTTCTATAGAACACTTGAAAACTACGGGAGAGATATCAGTTGCTTCATCAGCTCGATTTACTATTTTCACCGTAAATAATTACGAAGAATATCAAAAAGTTGACTTCATACAACTTTCAAGCAACAAATTGACAACTGCTCAAAAAACGGCAAACCAAATGGCAAACAAAACGGCAAACTCAGAAAACCCCGAAAACCGCATGAACACTGAGGAAAATCAGCTCTATTTTTTTGAAAGGGCAAACCAAATGGCAAACAAAACGGCAAACGAGGGGCAAACTAAGGGCAAACTAAGGGCAAACCAAGGGCAACAATGGAAGAAAGATAAAGAAAGTAAAAGAAAGATAAAGAAGAGAGAGAGGGGAGCGCTCTCGCCGCACGGAACCTTCGGGAATGTTTTTTTATCTGATTCCGAGGTTGCAGACCTTAAGTCGAAATATCCTCACCATTACCAAAGCAAGATTGACCGATTGTCACGTGTCATCGAGAGTAAGGGCAAGGATTATTCGAACCATTATGCCACGCTGCTCGATTGGCTGATGCAGGACGTCGGAGAACCGGGCAAGGCTACACAGGACGATACAACGAAATCGAGCTCATACGACATTGACGAGCTCGAGGAGATCAACACACTGGAGGATTGGGCGTAATCATGGCAAAAGAACAGTGTGCAAAATGTAAACACCATTATGACAGCGGAACAATCCGAAAGTGCCCGTATTCGAAGAAAGGCGCGTGGGTGTGTGTCTATTGCTGTAAGCGCTGTCCGCATGTGACGCGCATCGGGACGGGGTTCGGGTGTGAACTATGGACGAAGGAGGAGAATAAATGAATTTTGAAGATTTACAATCTATGGCTCAACAGGCATACAACGAAAAAATTGAGTATGAACGTCAAGCTATTGACAGAAAGGCAAAAGTTGAACTTGAAAATTTGAAAAAGGCAATCGATTTAATTAATTCGAAAGCTATTTTCAAGAAGGAAAAGAGAGAAGGAAGCTATGTAGATAATTTCGTTCTTGCCAATGAAGAAATGCTGTGCAGCGATTATATTAAGGCTAAGGACTCAAATTATGGAAGTATAATCAGGTTTTCTTCACCTGATAGCATTAATAATTCCTACGGTATATCTTTTACGGTTGGATATAAACACTATTACGATATGGCATATTTGCTCAATGTTTATGAGGCGGAAATACAAAAACTCGTGAAAAGTCTGCGTGAAGATTATCACAGAGCTACTCAGAGACTGGAAGATTTTCACAGATTTATGTACTCTCTACCCGAAATAAAGAGCATGGTTGCTGTGTGGCGTGAGGCTCAGGAGGAAAGGAAATCATTATGAGAGAGATTCTTTTCAGGGGCAAGCGCGTCGATAACGGCGAGTGGATTCAAGGAGATATTGTGCAATTTCCGGTTCATGGAGTTGTTAGAATAGTAGAGCAGGAGCCAAGCTACAAAGACGCTGAGGTGGATTCTGACACCGTCGGACAGTACACAGGCTTGACCGACAAGAACGGTAGGAAGATTTTTGAGGGGGATATAGTTGAATTTCGCACTTCATTAAAAAAATATTACGCAAAAGTATATTACAAAAAAGGAATGTGGAGTTTGTATATTAAAGGATTTAACGATAGATATATGCTGAGTGTTGCTGTCGAAAATGATTATAGTGTAAAAGTCATCGACAACATTCACGACAACCCAGAGCTGTTGGCTATGGCAAGAGACCCCGATCCGCCGAAGCGTGAGCCGGAACACAAAGAGCCGACAATATTGTGGACAGTTGGAAACTTGTGCATGTGGAAAGGAAAGTTGTGCGAAATTAAAAGATTTGATACTACATCCAACAATCAGACCGTGGTTCACCTAAGACGTGAAGGGCTGGGCTATGGCTTATGTGTTCCTATTGAGGAATTGGAGGAGAAGGAATGAGCGTAATAATTGAAGGATTAATCCAAGGCATTACAAAGATTATAAACCCCCAACCATCATCGAAGCGGAGGTGAGCGAGTGATGGGATATAAATATACGGTTTATGCTTCTCGTTATCCCTATAATGGGTGGTGGGAAATTGACAAAGGATTTGAAACCCTAAACGAAGCGATTGAATATGCAAAGCAATGTCAATCAAATGGGTATGTAATCATTGACATTCAAATTAGAGATTTTGAGGTGAGCAAGTAATGGCAACTTGTAAAGAGTGTATTCATTATGCAGTGTGCGCTGATTTTTACGATGATGAAATTGAACGTACAGCTCCATGCTCTTTTTTCAAAGACCGCTCCCGATTCGTGGAGCTGCCGTGTAGGGTCAATCTCTGCGACGAGGTTTATTTCGTTCTCAGAGGTTTGGACGAAATCGACCTGAAAGAATATAAATTCACAGTCGGTAACAGCGCGGTCAGCGACACCGTTCAGTTTATAACTGAAACCGGCACATACGGTTTTTGGGTTGGCGAATCGCCGAGAGAGTTTGCGCCCGACTATGATGACTTTTACTACTGGTATGAACTAGGCGAAACCGTCTTTTTAAGCCGCGAAGAAGCCGAAAAAGCATTGAAGGAGCGTGAAGGAAGATGAAACCACTTAAAGAAATGACGCTAAACGAACGTGTGAAATTATACGCCGAAGGCGATCCCAAAAACGGAATACATTGTCACTCGTTCGATTTTACAAAAGAGGACGAACCGTGTCCGTTTTGCGGAGGGGAAGCACGCCTTCAAAAACATGAAAGAGTTTTTATCCACGGCAAAACAACCAGAGCCGCATATGTTCGATGTTTGCAATGCAACGCAAGAACGGAACGAGTCCCATATGAGGAATTTGGTAAGTCAAGCTATAGCGCAGACGCGCACATCAAGGCTGTGAACGCATGGAACAGGAGGGCTGACAATGCCGAATAAGCTCACCCCCGAAGCGGCGATCATTCGGCTGAATCAGTTCCGCACGGACAAGGGCGAGCGCCCGCCTGAGATTGATATGGCGATCAGGGCGATCAACCGGTGCATGGTGAAGCGGAAACCCGATTTGAATATTCATGACGATCCGCTTTGTCCAAATTGCCAAGCTTTCGTTGAAATGTTCACGGGCGAATTTTGCCCCAAATGCGGGCAGGCTCTTGACTGGACAAATTAACCCACAAAGCACCGCGCCTCTGCTTTTAATATCATTCATACAATTTCATAATCGTTTGCGTGCGAATACATACCCTCGGTGCGGCGAGGGTGGAGGTGATACCCTATAGCAGAACACCATAAAATGGACTTGACCTTTTCAAGACAACTTGACAAGATAATGCGAGAACGCGGTTTATTTCCGTCCGACGTTGAGAAGCTGACGGGAATACGTAAACAACGAATTCGCGAATACATCAGCGGTACACATCATCCAACCGACCACATTATCAGGAGGATTGCTATCGGGTTAAATGTCAGCGCGGATATTCTTCTTGATATAAAAATAGGACGGTAAACCGTCCACCTATAATGTTAAAATAATAGTAGGGTATATTAAAACGCCCTACTATTTTTGTTTTTTACCATCCTCCTATTACAATTTGCTCTTGCCGGCGGTGTCATGGCTGCCGGTAAGGGAGGAGGAAACGGAGGTAATATTGTGCTGTTAAAAGTCTGTCCGCGCTGCCATCAGTTTATGAACTACGGAAAAATGTACTGTGCAAAGTGTGCACCTATTGTGGCAGCTGAGCGCGAGGAGCGTAGAAAGCAAGCGAACAGGCGATATAACCGGAAGCGCGACAAGAAGTACGAGCAGTTCTACAACGGAAAGCGGTGGCGCGTAACCTCAAAGAAGTTTCTCGACAGCCATCCGAAATGCGCGTGGTGTGGAGATACAGCAACAGAAGTCGATCATATCGAGGAGATTAAAACTCCTTCGGGTTGGGCACGACGGTATGACGAGAGCAATTTCAGAGCGTTGTGCACGGATTGTCACAACAAACGGCACAAAAGATTTCAAAAGCGAATGCCCCCCGAGGGTGGGTAAAAAAGTATGGGAGAAACCGCGATACAA